ATCTTAATTTTGTATGTACGGGTTTGGGCGATCGCCCCCCGTGCCATTTGAGAGCCTAAAAAGATGACTGGACCCTTGCCAAAAGACCCCAAAATCAGGCAGCGCAGGAATAAATCTGCTTCACGCGCGCTTCTGCCTGCGGAAATGGCGCCCATCGAAAAGACTCCGCGGCTTCCTAATTGTCCTGATGAGCGTGGCTGGCATGGCATGGCTCAGCGTTGGTGGCAGTATGTTTGGACCTCGCCGATGCATTTTGAGTTCGTGCGCGGAGATGTGCCTGCCCTGTTTCGATTGATCGTGCTGGTGAATAGCTTTTGGTGGGATGGAAAATTGGATGTCGCGAAGGAAATCCGCTTGCTCGAGCGAGAGTTCGGCCTGACCCCGCTCAGCCGCAGACGCCTGGAATGGACAGTTGCCCAGGCTGAAGAAGCCAAGGACCGGCACGAGCATAAGCGTTCGAAGCGTGGACTGATTCTGGATGCGGATCCTCGTGAGGTGCTCGAATGAGCGTGCTGATGGTGCCCCGCGATACCAGCAAATATCCCACCCTGGGACCGCAGGTGTGCGACTTTATCGAGAGTTACCTGGTGCATGGACCGGGCGACCTGCGAGGCGTGCCAATTTTTTTGGACGCTGAAAAGCGGGCATTGATTTATCGCATGTACGAGATTTATCCCAAGGATCATCCCCAGGCCGGGCGGCGCCGTTTCAAGCGCTGCGCGCTCAGCCTGCGCAAGGGTAGCGCCAAGACCGAGCTGGCTGCCCTCATTGCAGCCGTGGAGCTGCATCCCGATGGCCCGGTGCGTTGTGATGGCTTTGACGCGGATAACAACCCGGTCGGGGTAGGGATCATCGATCCTTATATTCCTCTGGTTGCTTACACTGAAGAGCAATCGGATGAGCTAGCTTACGGCGCCCTCAGAGTCATCCTGACATACAGCCAGCTCGCCGAAGATTTCGATATCGGTCTGACCCGCATCATCCGCATCGGTGGGGATGGCAAAGCAATTAGTCTTGCAACCGCTCCGGATGCCCGCGATGGCGCGCGCACTACTTTCCAGGTGTTCGATGAGACCCACCGTCTGAATTTGCCCCGCCATAAGATGGCCCACCGAACCATGCTGGCCAACATACCCAAGCGGCGGATATCCGATGCCTGGTCACTGGAGATCACCACGGCCCCCGCGCCCGGTGAGAATTCGGTCGCCGAAGCCACGATGGACTACGCCCGCCAGGTGGCCGGTGGCGCCATCCAGGATAGCCGCTTATTTTACTTCCATCGCCAGGCATCCGAGGAACACGATCTCTCCACTCCGGAAGATATCCGGGCAGCGGTCATCGAAGCGAGCGGGCCGGTGGCTGAGTGGTCTGATATTGATGGGATCTGCGAACAGTTTAGGGACCCGACGGTGGATACCGCTTACCTGCGCCGCGTGTGGCTCAACCAGCTCGTGCGCGCCAGTGAGCGTGCCTTCGATGTCGAGCGCTGGAATGCCCTCGCCGATCCTGATTACATTCCAGCAGATGGATCCAGGATTACCCTTGGTTTCGATGGCGCCCGCTGGCATGATTCCACCGCCCTGGTTGGCACCGAGATTTCCACCGGCTTCGAGATGCTGTTGGGCCTGTGGGAGAAGCCTGAGAATATCGAGGAATGGGAAGTGCCTGCGGACGTGGTGAATGATGTGGTGGCAGAGGCCTTCGATCGCTGGGATGTTTGGCGCATGTACTGCGACCCTCCCTATTGGGAAAGCATCGTATCCGAATGGGCCGGGAAGTATGGTGAGAAGCGCGTCGTGGAGTGGTGGACCAACCGCCCCAAACAAATGGCCTATGCCATCAAGGCTTTCGACACAGCGATCACGTCTGGCGAGCTGTTGCACGATGGCAGTCCTCATCTGGCCAGGCACATCGGCAATGCGGTCCGGCGCATTCTGAAGCTCCGGGACGAGGAAGGCAAACCGCTTTGGACGATCTACAAAGAGCGCACCGACAGCCCGCATAAGATCGACGCCGCGATGGCGGCCATCCTTTCCTGGGAGGCACATGGCGATGCGCTGGCAGCGGGCATAGGTGTCAAGCAGGCCAGCGTTTATGAAACACGGGGCATGGTGGCGGCATAATATGAACCTATTCGATCGCTTTCGCCCTTACCCTGAGCTCAAGACCGGGATCGTAAACCTGAAATCCGGGACTTCCTTCCGCGGCGTGGTCTGGAAAGTGGCGGGTGCTTTCGTGGTGTTGCGCAATACTGAGATGCTCCAGGATATGGGCAAAGCCGCCCGGCATGTGGTCGATGGGGAGGTAGTTGTGAACCTATCCGAAATCGATTTTTTCCAGGTGGTGAGTTGATGGCCACCATCCAAAGCCTCGGTCAGATCACGTGGATATCCCCGAACTGGTCGCCGGGCATCGTACGCAGCAGCGTGCGGCTGTATGATTTATACAACCACGACTATTCCACCCTTTACCGTACGCAACCCAATGTGCGCACCTGCGTGGATTTCCTGGCCCGCAACATTGCCCAGCTCGGCCTGCACGTGTTCCGGCGCGTGAGTGATACAGACCGTATGCGCTTATTCGATCACGAGTTGTCGTTCCTGCTATCTCATCCGTTACCGGCGGATATGAAGATGACTCGTTACCGGCTATTCGAAGCCATGATGTCGGATATGGGCATTTACTTCAACGCCTACTGGCGCAAACTCCGCCAGGATGGAAAACTTGCTGGTCTTTTGCGCATCCCATCCATTTATGTCACCGTCAAGGGTAGCCTCGTGCCAACAGGTTATGAGCTAAACCTGGGCGGTGCTCCTATCCCGGTTGCGTCCAATGACATGGTACATTTTCGCGGCTTCAACCCGGAAAACCCAGTGAGTGGCCTGTCTCCCCTGGAAACATTGCGGCGCGTGCTGGCCGAGGAATATGAATCAGGCCAGTATCGTGAGTATTTCTGGCAGAATGCTGCCAGGCAGGAAGGGTTGATCAAACGTCCCGTGACTGCTCCGGAGTGGAGTGACCCGGCTCGAGAGCGGTTCCTGGCTGACTTCAAAGAGCTGCATTCAGGAGCGATGAATTCAGGGAAGACAGTTGTGCTGGAAGAGGGGATGGAATGGCAGGACACATCGTTCAGCGCCCAGGAGAGCGAGTATCTGGCCGGGCGGAAGCTGACCCGCGAGGAATGCGCCCGGGCCTATCATATCCCGCTGCCGATGGTCGGGATCCTCGACCATGCCACATTCAGTAATATTACCGAGCAGCACAAAAATTTATACCAGGATGCATTAGGTCCCTGGTGCGTCTCGATCGAGGAAGATATCGAGATGCAATTATTGCCTGAATTTGACGATACGACCAAGGTGTATGTAGAATTCAATATTGCCGAAAAATTGCGCGGCAGCTTCGAGGAGCAGACTAAATCACTTCAAGCTGCGGTCGGACGGCCCTGGATGACTCCGGACGAAGCACGCGCGCTGAATAATATGCCTTCCAAGGGCGGAGATGCCGATCGACTGGCAACTCCTCTCAATGTCCTGGTGGGTGGCCAGGCTTCACCGCAGGATAGCGCGCCTGATAATATGCCTAAGCCAAAAGCTTTGGATGAGCCGGGCTTCGGCTCAGAGCATGCCGGGCTGCGCGAGCGCCATCAACAGAAATGGGTCGAGGTACTTACCCGCCATTACCGGCGCCAGGAAGCCGCCATCACCAGCCGCGTTCCTGCAGCTGCAAGTAAGTCGGATATCGGCGGAGTATGGTGGGATGAGGAACGCTGGAATAACGAGCTGACCGCTGACCTGCTGCGCTTGAACAACCTTACAGCCATCGCCTGGGCAGACTTTATGTTCGAGCAGGCTGGAATAAGGCTTGATGATATGCAGACCTTCCGGGATCGCATGCTGCCCTGGCTGGAAGAACACAGCCGCATCCAGGCGGAATATTTCAACACTCAGGCCCGTGATGCAGTCTCCGGCGCTTTACGTGCACCGGATCCATTAGATGCGGTTAAAAGCGTATTTACGGCAGCTGTGACGATCTGGGCGCTGCGCGAGGCGATCAGTGCGGTGACCACGGCCAGCAATTTCGGCGCCCATGAGGCTGCTAATGCCTCTAGCCTGCGTCGTAAGCGCTGGCGAGTTAATAGTCAAAACCCACGTGACAGTCACGCGGCCCTGGATGGTGAAACGGTCGGGATCCGAGATCTGTTTTCCAATGGTTTACGCTGGCCAGGCGACCCGCGTGGTGATGCATCACAAAATGCCAATTGCCAATGTACTGTAGATTTTATGAGAGGTGAAAGATGAAGAAAACATTTCATGCCCCTATTAATTTCAAGGACAACTCTGACGAAACCGGTCAGTTTACCGCAGAATTTGCTACGTTGGAAGTTATTGACCATGATGGGGATGTGACACGCCCTGGGGCATTTACCGATGGTCAGGAGACGCTGATCGAGCCATGGAATCACAACTATGGCATGCTCCCGGTCGGGAAAGGCACGATCCGCGAAAAAGATAATAAAGCTATCGTGGATGGTCAATTCTTCCTGGATACGCAATCCGGCCTGGAGCATTATCGGGTGGTCAAGTCCCTCGGCCCTATCCTTCAATGGTCATATACCTTCGATGTGGAGAAAGCCAGCCAGGGGCAATTCGATGATCAGGATGTGCAGTTCCTGGAAAAGCTGGATGTATGGGGCGTGGCCCCGGTCACCCGCGGGGCAGGAATTGACACACGCACGGTCACCATCAAGGGCACCAAGCCCTATCCCAACGAGCACGCCTGCCGGCTGCGCGCCCCCGGTGATTTCCAGGAGGATAGCTTCCGGCGCGTGACCCGCGAGCATGACGGTAAGAAATACTCGGTCATCATGGGCAGGCTGGAAGGCGAAGATATACTGACCGAGCAGGCCTATCGCTACCCCAAAGATATTTGGGATGTAGACGATGCCCGCTCGCATTGCAAAGATCATGATGGCAATTTCGAGCCGGCGTCTGCGTCGGCCGATCCCAAAAATCAACCCGAAGACCAGGCCGGCAACGGTAAGTCGAGCGAGGTTATCCGAAACCGAATTAAAATAGTCGAATTGGAGGACTAACATGAAGACCCTGAAAGAGCTGCAAGAGCAGTTGAAGAAATCCCTCACCGAAGCCCGCGGTCTGTGCGACCTGGTTGATAAGGAAAACCGAGACTTCACCGAGGACGAACGCACGAAAGTCAGCGGGCTTTTGGAAGATGCCCGCAATACCAAGACCGAGATCCATAAGTTCGAGAGCGATGAGGCCATGCGCAATCAGATCAACGATCTGGGCGCCGATCTGGATCAAGGTGGAGCGCCTGCGGGTAACCAGGCGCGTAAGAATGCCATGATCCAAAGCCTTGGTCAGCGCTTCACCGAGAACGATGCCTGGAAGGCCTGGTTCAAGTCGATTGCTTCGGACGGGCGTATCCCGGACAGCGTGAAAGGCATTCACTCGCCCGGCGTTCAAGTTAAAAATTTCGGTATTTTCCCTCGCCGCAAGGATTTAGTGACCGGTCTGGGCGATCACAGCGCCGGGGCGTTCATCGTGCCCGAGGATACGGGAATCTATGAACCGCTGGGCTATGCTCCTGTAACGCTGCGCGACCTGATCAATGTGCGCACCACCACCAGTGATCAGGTTGAATTCGTGCGCCAGACCAAGCAGATCACGGAGGCCACGACCGTTCCCGAAGCCAATGTCACCGATTTCACCGGCGCAACCGGACAGGTTTCCGGGCTGAAGCCTGAAGCGGCCGTGACGTTCGAGCGTGTTACCGAGAACGTCAAGACGATCGCCGTGTGGATCCCGGCAACCAAGCGCGCCCTGTCTGACGCGGCGCAAGTGCGCGGGTTGATCGATCAGGAATTGCGCAGCGACTTGGCGGACGAGTTCGAAGACCAACTGCTGAATGGCGACGGCATCGGCGAGAACTTCACTGGCCTGGGAAGCACGGCTGGCACGCTGGTGCAGGTCTGGGATACCAATGGCCTGATTACCTGTCGCCAGGCGATCACCACCCTGCTTATGATCGGGCGGCAGCTCCCACAAGCGTTCTTGTTAAACCCCTACGACTGGGAGGCCATCGATCTGCTGCGGGATACCAACGGGAATTTCCTGCGTGGGAATCCGTTTGGCGCCGGACCCAACACCCTGTGGGGCGTTCCAGTGGTCCAATCGTTCCATCTCGTCCAAGGCACAGCCTGGCTGGCCAACTGGCGCAAGATGGTCGTATGGGACCGCGAGCAGGCGACGATCACGGTCTCCGATAGCCATGCTGATTTCTTCATCCGCAACTTGTTGGCTATCCTGGCCGAAATGCGGGCGGCAATGGGCATCATCCGCCCGAGCGCCTTCGTCGAAATCGACATGACCAGCGGCAGCTAAAACCGCAAGGTATAACTATGAGTCTGGCTGTCAATATCATCTGTCGCAACTATCAGGAAGACCGCGTGATCCCACGCTTCTCCAGGTATTTGCGTGATCAATTGGGATGGGAATTGACAGCCAGGCCTGTGCCGGATGCGGATGTGTATTATCTGAGCGCCTACTTCGAACAGATGATGCTCAAACCCTGGCCAGCCAAAAAGCCGGTCATGGCTTACTTCACCCACCGGGAAGTCGAGCCGCCAGGCAACGGCAAGGCCAAGATGTTCGATTATATGGCGGGACGGGTTGCTCTGCGCATTGCTACTGCAGCCATGTACGCCGAATATCTGGCTGCTTATGGGAACACAGCGCAGATCCACCCACCGGTGGAGCGACATCGCTTCACCATTCCCGGCCGGTACAATGCCAGGCTGACAGCGGGCTTTTCCGGTTACACCTATCCCAACCTGCGCAAAGGTGAGGATATAGCCCGCCTCCTGGTATCCGCCCGAAATGGCAGAACATTGGACTGGCGCGCCAGCGGGCGAGGTTGGCCGGTCCCCACCCACCGCTATCCCTGGTCGGAGATGCCCGCCTTCTATGGCTCGTTGGACGTTCTTGTTGTGACCAGCCGGGTGGAGGGGGTGCCCATGCCCCCGCTCGAGTGCCTGGCGTGCGGCGTGTCCGTGGTCGTGCCGCGCGGCGTTGGTCTGATTGATGAGTTGCCAGATTTGCCCGGTATCCACCGCTATAAAGCAGGCAGTCCCAACGATTGCCAGCGTGCGTTGGACGAAGCCATGGAATTGCGCGCGCACGTGGACCGGAAGGCGTTGCGGGATGCTACTGATCCGTACACCATTATGGCATGGTGCGAGCAGCACCAACAGGCTGTAGAGGAGTGCTTCGAATGAAACGCGGAATATATATCGTCGCCTTCGGCGATCCGGCGCGCAAATGCGCCTTACGGCTGATGAATTCTTCCAAGAAATTCATGCCGGAAATCCCGATCTGCCTGTGCGCGGCCTCCAAGATCGGGCCAGAAGATATTCTTGTCAAGCAGCCTGACAGCGACATCGGCGGACGGCGCGCCAAGCTAAAAGCATATCATCTGACCCCACAGGAATGGGAAGCGGTGTTGTACCTGGATGCCGATACTGTTGTATGCGGAAACATCCGCTTTTTCTTCGAGCTGATCGAAGACGGTTGGGAATTTGTGATCACCAAGGACCCCCATTTGATGGATACCATGCACTCTTTCAGGCGCGCCAACAACCTGGCTGAGCTGGAGGAGACTGCCACCGAGCTCTGCACGCTGCATACGCTGCAATACAACGGCGGTG